CGTCAGTTGATGCTTCAATAATTTGAGTATCTAAAGCATTTCCATTTCTTGTAACATCAGTATCTAATGTTTCTTCAATAACTTCAATTAATTGATTTCTTTTTGTATCAATATTTGTATCTGTGCCTTTAGCAAATGCTACAATTAAAAAATCTATTGTTCCAGTATATGTACCAGAACCAGTAACTCCAATACTTGCAACTTCCCTTGTTTCATCACCAGATTGCACAAACATTGCAGGGAATTGAGCATCAGATAATTCTTCAACTTCAAAAGGTTCTCTAGTAATTTTTTTAAACTCAATAGGACTTGTAACAGCATCAAGTTTAGTAATTATATCATTAGCTATATTTTCTCTTTTACTCATAATCTCATTTCTTTAAAATAAAATTTTGAAAATTCTGTTTTGATTTTATCTTCTTCTTTGTTGCCTATAGCAAAAAATGGTCTTTTAACTTTCCTTCTTCCTACACCTAAAGTATCTAATCTAAATGCTATCTTTTCTCTTTCTTTGTTAGCAAAAAATAATGTACTTTTAAAACCACCAGTTTTAAAATCTAAACTTCTAAACATTTTACCAGTATCTGTTAAATCAACAAAACCTGTTTGCCTACCTCTTTTTCTTCTTTGTTCAACTGTTTTTTTTGCATAAGGTCGCATTTTGCCACCGTCTGGCAATTTTCCACTTTGTGTTCTTGTTGTTATCATTTGAACTGCCATATTAGATACTCGTTTTAAACTTTTATCTATAGTGGCTTTTTGTTTACTAGAAATATTTTTTAGTAACTTTTCAACTTCAATAGTGTTAACTTTAGCTGATACTTGCATTATCTCACTAATCTAAGGCTATGTAATGCTTCTTTCTCACTATCTGAAACTGTACCACCACCATCTTCGTCATATTCTACACCATCTCTTAAAATAGCTTGAAACTCCTCGTCGTATCTATCTCTATAAAAATCTATTTGTACTTGAAAGGCATCTTTGCCTTCGCCAGTGTCTGGGTCTCGCCATTTTGTTAAAATAGGATAAACATATTTCCATAAACATAAATAAACTACTGATTGTGTCCATTGTGAGTCAGTTAGTTTAGAGCTATCCATTTCAACAGATGTTATCTTGGTAATATCTTTGTATCGGACTTGATGCCTATATCTTTCCCACCATTCTTCACGAACTCGTCTTAAAACATCATTTTCAGCAAACTGTAACTGGTCTGCAAAATCAGCTATTCCAAAACCTAAAATGTCTGGTTGGATTTTTGTTAAGCTAGTATTAGTTACATTAAATTCGTTTGTAGCCATTATTCAGCTTTCTTTGTTTTTTTCTGAGGCTTTGGGGATTCTTCTATAACTGGTTTTGGCTCTGGTTTAGGTTCTGGCTTTGGTTTTGCAACATATAACTCCCAACCTCTTATAGCCCATATTTTTTTATTATTATCGTAATCTAATTTTCTTCTTTTGATTACTCTATCGCCTTTAACAAGCTTTACCATATCCATAAGCATAATTCCTTAATAAAAAGGGGTGGTTTCCCACCCCATAAGTTATTAGTTAGCTAGAGAGTCTGCTGTTAACTTAACTCCATAACTATCATGAAGTTCGCCAACACCATAAACTGCTGTAGCAACTATTTCATCTGCTCTTAATGAAGCATCTCTTTGTGATTCAATCTTAAGGTCTTGCATCATTGCAACTCCTAAAGCATCTTGAGAGAATACACCACCAATAGAGTCATCTGAACCATCTACAGAAATATTTGAAGATTCAAAGATTTGTATTCCTGCAATGCTTCCAACAAAACCACTTCTCATAGCTTCATTAGAAAGTTCAGTATCTCTACCAACAAATGTGTTTGTTAAAGACTTCTTAACATTAAAGATTTGCTTTGGGTGAAATACACCATAATAAGGTGCTGGTGCATTAGCAGTTCTTAAATCAGCACTTGCTTCAAATAAATCTTGAATTGTTAATTCATTACCTGCTCCACCACCTCTTTCTGTTGAGAAACCAGAAAACAATGCTGATAAATCACTATCCATTTTCTTAGCAATAGCTTCACCAAATAATCTACCAATATCTCCTGCAACATTTCTTGATGCTGAATTTCTTGCTAAATCAGTTAGTGTTGTCATAATACCAACTTCAGATGCAGTAATAGTAACTGAACTTGGGTTAACTGCTGTGTTTGATAAATCTGTAGCTTCATTAACTGCTGATGCTGATACTGTTGCATAAATCGGTACTTCTACTGACTTGCCACCACCAACAATAGTGTAGTTTCTTACAAGATTTCTCATTATTGATTGCTCACTAGCAACAAACAATGCTTCTGCAACTATCTCGGTGTATAATTCCGAAATGGTTGAACTGGTTGTTTCATTCGCCATTTATTTTCTCCTATAAATATGACTAATTAATTATTAACAACAATCGTTCTAGGTGAGGAATTTCTTTGCTTTCTATATTCAGCATATTTTTTCCTATCCTCTGGATTGTTCATTATATCTAAATCACTCAAATTTAAAGGCTTATTGAGTTCTTGCCTATCCACATTTGACACTGAGCCACTACCACTAGGGGTTGCAGAAACAAAGTGCGGGTTCTGTGTTAAAAACTCTTGTACTAACTCGTCAGTAGTAAAAAGTTCCCCATTTGAATTATACCTTGCCAGTCCTTTATTATCAAGTATTTCTACATTGCCACTTTCATTTAGTTTTATTTGTGGCTGTAAAAGACTTACTACTTGGTCAGGATTTATAGCTTTGTTTTTTGATGCTGATGATAATAAAGACTTGTTTATCTTAATATCTTTTAATTGATTTTCCAGATTGGCTCTTTCTTTGTTCCATTCTTGTGTTTTATTTTTTAATATTTCTTCAAACTCACCTTTTTGGATTTTTTGTTTTTCTTCTAAATCCTTCTGTGTTTTTACTGCTGTTACAGCTATGTCTATATCTTCAACACCTAGTTTTTTATACATTTGGCTTCTTTCTTGAGCCAATCGCTTTTTAACTATTTCTGTAACTTGGTCTTGAGTAAAAGTATTTTCAACTGGCTTTTGCTCTGTTTCTTGTACTTCTACACTTTCTTCAGTAGTTTGTTCTACTTTGTTTTCTTCCATTTAAAGCTCCTATATATCCCACTCTGGGTCTGTTGGAATCCAAGTGTGCCGACATCTATAACCACCTCGCACTATAAAAGGGTCGCCAGTAGATTTGCCTGCCCAACCTTGATTTTTCCAAATATCCCGAATTTCTTTTTCGGTTAATGTCTTATTTAGCATATTAACACAAAAAGGTCTACTATCTCTTACTAAAGTGCCAGTATAACGATAATGATTCAATCCTGCCTCTTTTGCTTTTGATACTGTAAACTGCCCATGAAACTGCATTACTGAATCATGAGCAATCTGACTTGCATATCGTCTTAAGTTGTTTCCTGCCCTATCACTCGCATATTGTGTATGTAGTTTTTTTATAGCTTCTTCAACTGCAACCTTTTGAGTTTCATCAAATTTATTCTCGTTAATAAAATCAACTAATTGATTTATCTCACTCGTATTTGATGTTTTATATACTCCATTTATATGTTGTCTAATATTTTCAACCATATCTTCAAATGGTCTTCCTGCAATAGTACTTTGGTAAACTTCATCATTAATTATTTTTAAAAATCTTTCAGCTATATCCTCAAAGCCACTGAATGATTGGGTTTTTAGAGCGTTGATAGTTTGTAAATCAATTTCTGTTAATGATTTGAATTTTTTAGGAATTGGCATTTCACCAAAAGTATCTAAAACTACTTTGGCTATTTTATTATATTCTTCATTAATTATTAAATCAGCTTCATTTAAAAATGTTGATTCAATTAAATTTCTTAATTTAGGTTGCAATTGTATTGCTAATCTTTGGTCAACTAATCTACCACCTGTAGCTTGTGTTACTTCTTTAATAACATCTTCTTCTAAACGATATAAAACATTTATTATTCGTTCTTCATGTTGGTCTGCTAATTT